GGGTCTGGTTCATCCCACGGATCCACTGGATCCGGCGATGCGCCAGTTGTCCTCTCAACACCGAATGCGTTACCCAAAGCCTCTAGTGTTCCCGCCGGATCTGCCTCCAACGAGTTCACAATCGCCTCTGCTTGCTGTAACCGACCACGTTCGGATGCCAACTCCTGCGTCTTACGTGTGTAATCCGACTGTCGCTGGTATCCATCCCTAAGTTCGTCAAGGCTGACCTGCTCTTCGACGCCATCCACCTTTATGGTGTAGCCGTCGCCAACAGGTTCCTCTGGAACCCCTACTGAAGAATCTGGGCTGTCCGCCTCAACGGTTCCGTCAACATCTTCAACCATTATTCTGTTATCTCCTCGGAGTCCCGAAGGTTGCTCCTATGTTAAGGGACGAAGTGTCCCGCTTATTTATGAGAATGGAAGTTCCATACCCATTTGTCCTTGCAGTTGCGCCAGCAACTCGGGCGGCACGCCACCCGTCGGGGAGAAAGCCCCCTCTGGCTGCCCCATGGGCATCCCCGGCGGCATCTGGCCCGCCCCGGGACCTGCCCCCGGTGCTGCCCCTCCCGGTGGCGCCCCTTCGGGGCCGACCGGCTGCTGAGGTTGCTGCTGCATCATAAACTTGTCCGGGTCTTTGATTCCGAAACCGTTCATTAGAACATGCTTCGCCAATGCTGCCGGATCAATCACTGTGCCAACCAGTGGGGCCATGGCGTTCAACAACGACACGGCCTGCTGCTTGCGAATGGTGTCGTTCATGGGCTGGGTTGAACCCGCCTCAACAGTGAAATCGTATTCCCCAGTAATGTCATCCCGGGCATACGGCACAAACAGGCTGCCAGCCTTATCGGAAACCTGAGCCATCTGCTCACCGGTCATAAACTGTTGCATCAACTGGATTACCCGGCGACCAATCTGGGCAATAGCCAACTCTACAGTCGCCAACTTGTCGGCGGCCCTAGCGTTACCTGCATCAGCAATAATGCTGGCTTCGGTTGCTGTGCGGCGAATCTCCGGCATTTGACCACGCGCATACTCTGACACGCCAGACACCGTGTTGATGTCTCCTTCAACGATCTCCGACATGTTGTAGATTTCCGGCGACAACGGTGTCTGCGGCATCGGAACAACAGTTTCAGCCAACGGCTTGTTCTCATCCACCACCGGGACAAGACGACCATCCTGATCCGATTCCAAAGCCTCACGGCCCTCAGGACCAAACGACCGCTCATGGTACAGATACTTGCGGGCATACCGTTTCCGGGCGTTCATCATCTGCGAACGGGTCTTGTCCAACTCTAACTGTAGAGACTCCAACGCTTCCAAATCACCCATCGGGTAGAAGTAGTCGGGGATGTCATAGTTGCGCATCATCACGAACGGTTGACCGTAGGCGTATGGCATAGCAATCGGGTCGATCAGGAACTGATCCCCGGACTGAGGTATCACACTCAAAGTGTTGTTCGTGATATCGTAGTATTCGTAGACAACGCATCGTTCCTCGGTGTCCAGATACTCTTCCTGCTGCTGCCGGACAGATACCGCATACATCGGGTACGACAGTGAATCCGCTGACAAGTTTCTGCGTGCCGCTGCCCTGTAACGACGGTCGTCTTGCGCTTCCTTCAACGGGCGAACAATCCGTTGAGCAATCCATTTGGCATCATCCATGCAGGTCGCCTCAGGATCAACAAAAATGTCGAACGGTGAGATGCGTTCCACAAACGGCTGGTCTTCAACCACCATCATTGCCGTCTGCGGGATATTGGCAGCCATCTCGTCATCCGTTGGCAGCCCCCCAGCCGCTATCGGATCCTCGGCAGCGAAAGCGTCGGCTTCCCCCAAAGCCTCTTCCAGCATTTCGTCACGCTCACCCTCACCCAGCGTGCGTTCCTGCTCCAAAAACTTCCAACCAACCTTCGTCCAACTGTGCCCGAAGATCAGAAAGTCTTTCACGGCACGCCGGAACGGCTTGCGGAAGTCGTGATGCCGCCACAAATGGTTCACTACAGCCTCAACGAAGGCTGAGCGATCCTGATTCTCCTGCGAGTTTGGTGTCACCACGATCTTGGGGTGATTCACCGACACGGACGGGGCGATGACGTTAATCGTGCTGAAAGCCAGATTAACGGTAATCATGTCCTCGCCGCGTGCCCCGCGCGGCCAATGCCTGCCCCGGTACAGGTCAGTCATGCGCCGCCACAGGCTGTCGTAACCCATTTCGTCACGCCACCGTTGCGCCGCTTCAATCCGGCGTTTGACGATCTCGAACTCGTCAGCCTTTTTCTTTCTAGCCATCAGAAATAAACCTTATCTGGCAGACGTTCGATGTTTCGACCGTTCGCTTTCGCTTCTGCCGCCACTTTCTGGCCGCGTTGCTCCCGGCTCAGATGCTGTTCGTCGGGTGGCAACTGGGATCGGAAGCCCCGACCAGTTGCGAACCTGATACCAGACAGTTTCTGATGCCGCTCCCACAACTCATCCAACTCGTCTACAGGCAGCGCCCCACGCAAGCCCACGACGTAATCGCAGAACTCGGCGTAGGACGCCCCCCGTGGGAGGATCGCCACAGTTAAGGGCGCTTAGTGTGCGGTGCAGCGTTATGGCCTCTCAGGTTTGGCTGGGGCTTCGACGGTTCAACCTTGCCCGTAACCCCATGCTGGTTGAGGGGTGTCGGGCGTCCATTGACTTCACCGTAGCCACCAGTCTGATTAGCGTACTTCGGGCTGTCGAAACGCTGTCGTGGCGAGTTCGGCTGTGCCGGTTCCCAAATCGGGTTCGCCACTACAGAATCGCCGCGTTCCATCCTGTTGTTCTTCCCCGTAGCGCCATCAATGGTACGGGTACCGTTGGTGTGCGACACGAAGTTACCTGATGCTGGCATAAAACCTCCAAATAGTCTCTAAAGTTACAGTTCAGACTGTCCCACGTACGTTATTTGCGCCGATCACGAGAGGATCGACAGTATCGTCCGTTTTTCCGGCAAGACGCGCCCACCAGTCCACAGTCCAGTAATCATCCACTTTTTGGACGAATTCCGGCATGAAAGCGTACTGGCGCATCTGATTAGACAAAGCCAACGCCATAACACGGTCATCATGCGGTGAACCCGACATGGAACCACGCTCATTACGCGTATACGTCCTCAACTCGGCCAAAGTGAACCTGTCGTGGATAATCAACTCGTCAGATCGCAACGCCATCCCCAAGTCATCTATCAGCAACGGTTTCGTTGTACGAGTCGTCTTCCAACCAAACTCCATCGACACCCGGGTACTGACCTGATTCAGACTACGCTTACGAAACAGGTTCGGGTGCCCCAAATGCCGCAACTGAACAATCGTCGTCAACCCGTGATTGTTGGATTCCACACACGTCAACGCATCATTATACCACAATGACAGCCTAAACACCTCGTTAGCCAACGTATCCGGTGGAATATGCCCATGCCAGATAGCGACCTGCTCCCCGGTACGCACATCCAACACTTGAATACACGAATAGTCACCGTGGATCAACCCCTCAGCAGTATCAACCCCAATACAGTACGGTTGATGTGCCTTAGGTTCACGCCAAACTGTGAGCATCTTTACGGAACTCCACTGTTCTAGGATGCGGTTCCCACAAGTAACCCATTTGACCCGGCTCTACCGTGCTGTTCATTGCCTCCAGCACATCTAAGTCGAAAACGGGGTTACCAGACTTGATAAACGCTTCTTCAGGTGTAGTCGGGTACTCCTGAGCCAACTGCCACGACAGCATCGAATCTTTCTTCGACTGGTACCAAGCCTCGTCACGATCCTCTGTAGCAGACCACGGAAAAAACATTGGTGCAAACCGGTTCGTGCCCGTGGACGACCCCACCCATAGTTCGTGAAAGAAGTTTCCGCTTCCATTCGCCGTACTAAGACCAATGATTCGGCCTCCGACATCAGCCACTGGTTCAATGGATGCCCATGCTTCCTCAGGGTTCGGTAAGAACGCCCACTCATCAACAACAACTAGCGACGCGGACTCTCCACGCGCAGGATCCGATGCTGAAGGCATCGAAGTAATCTGGGACCCGTTACTGAAAGCCATCTTCTGCTGATGCTCCACCAACGAATCCGGTCCACGCGCCAACATCCAATCAGGCAAATGCTGAAACCCGTACTTGGATTTCCGCAACAGCAGTACTGATTCACGCTCGGTACGTGACAGGTCAATAATGTTTTGATCCTCGTGAAAGTACGCCAACCAGAACTGGTGTGCTGCTACAAGGGTTGTCCACCCGATCTGGCGGGCCTTGAGAGTCAGCGAGTAACGATTATTGGCCCACCGGTTCAGAGCCTCAGACTGGGCATTCCGAAGATCAAATAGTATTCGACCGCGAGCAGGATGGGCAATGTTCCAATACATGCGTAAGAAATACGGCTCATCCGTAACACATCTCCGCCATTCGGCTTCCTGTTGAAGTTCATTCAGGCGACTCATCTAGTCTAACAATGACTGTAACATTCGACCCAAACCCCAAACCGTGAAGGCCACAGACAAGAACGCTACCGTCACGAATGCCGATACTGTCCACCTCACTGGCATGACTCGCATATTTCGGGGTCTTCCAGACTGCATTCCAAAGGTTCCTCATCTTGAAACGGATCGTACTCATCTCCCACATCCGGGTCAGACATTCTGCCGCGTCCACCAATCAGGAATCACACCATACCGGTAAAACGCTTCACGCTCCCGGCGGCGACGATTAGCACCCTTGGCAAGCCGCATCGCACGACGCCACTTACGGTCAAGATTCAACGTCCGGGTCCAAACGGTCTTGCACCCCGCCCGTGACGCTGAATCAAGTCGTACACCATCGGGGACATCATCCCGCCAAAGGCGGTTGTGTCTATGGCGGCGACGCCCGCCTTGCTGCCCAGCGCCGCCTTTATCCGATCCGTCATCCCGGGCTGGCTCCCCGGCGGCATCGGATTCATGCGCCCTTGGAACCCCCTGCCTAACAGCCTCTCCTGCTGCTGCAAAAAACCCGGATTCAACGTCGGCGTCGGAAGCCGTCCAGAAGTACGGAGAGCGTCCAAGGTGGCACGGTTCAATCCTGAAGGACCGGGGTGGCTACCCAACATCCCGCTTGATGGCGTGTGACCCGCCTGCACCATCTGATCCAAGTATCGGTCGCCGTGTCGTGTCAAACCTGTTGCACCCCTGTTGACCAACGGGCGACTGGCTGCCCCCAACGCTCCGGCAGATCCCAACCCGACCATCGCCGCCAAAGCCGTACCAACCCTGTTCCGCATCGTATCAGCCTCAGCGTCAGCCTCTTCCTCCTCCACAGAAGTAGCATACTCCTTAGCGCCGCCACGCTCAGCAACACGCTTAGCGTTCTCCCGATACCCCGCAGAACCCACATCCGTGAAC